CAACTGATTTAATATAATTACTCATAATTTTCCTTAGTAGGTTTTACCTAATTTGTAGAATATTTCTGCTTTTTGTATAGAGACTGGCGCACCATTAACTTCTGTAGTTACACCAAATTTAATCACATTGCCACTTCCACCAAGATTTACTCTAACTTCTGAAATTAGCAAACCCCCTGTATACTCACCTATACCATATTCAGCAACACTATACTCAGAAGGAACTTCTGATGAAGAACTTGCATAACTTCTTGATGAAAATAAAGTAGTGTAATCAAACCCATACTTTACAACATAGTTTTGTGTGTTGTTGCCAATAGTAGTAAAACTAGCCTTTTTTAGAAACTTAAGAGATGAAGGGCTATTTGCATCAGTGTTAGATGTAAAAAATGACATCAGGTAAGACTCTGAGTTATCAGTGTACCCTGTATACTTAGCAATACCCCCCACTGCACCTAGTAATAAATCACGAGATTCAGTAGAGCAATACGCAGTGAAAGACATATCTGACCAAGTGGTAACTCTAAAAGAACCATTTGGAAGTGGTGCGCGCGTATCAAAGCAGTATACAGTGTTGGTTGCTGGGAACGATAGTAGGTAAAAAGCATCTCTCTCATAGTAAGCACTCTTAACATTAGCCATAGTATTATTACTGATACTAATAACAACATCATCTCTAATATTCATAGAAATTTCACGCATAGGCATGGACTTTTCTTGTACTGTCCGAGATAGACTCCGTACACCACTCTGAGACAAGAATAGGAGGTCTGTGCCTGTGTTTTGGATGCTGTCCCTTGCTATGCAGCCAACTCCAATAATAGAGTCTGCTAGAGCCATAGAAGTAGGGTCAGAGACACCACTATATACAAGAATGTTATTCTTACAAAAGATTATTAAAAATCCATTGTGGTTAGCCAAGCCTACTATTTCATCATTAGCTCCAACAACACTAGATATGTCTAGTATACCAGAACCTGCTCCAGCAAAGTCCCAACCTTCTAAAAGACGGGAATAAAATATTGTTTGTTTATTATTAGATAAATCAGCAGTCCATACTCTACCAAAAGCAGAGAGAACTACATTAGGGTCAAAATTACCTGTAGCTAGTCCAGTAGGAACTGTACCTACATCACCAACTTGTTGCCAGATATACCCTGTACCAGGGTCATTATAAACTAATAGGGGGTTACCACGTTGCCCAAAAAATGCTTGAGACTCTGTGCCTACACCTAAGCCGTAGTTTAGTACAGCACTTTGCCAGTTATCTGCAGTTGCTACAAGAGCCACATCACCTGTATTAGCACCATTTCTTACAGGGAGAGCTGTAAAAACATCTTGCCCTTTAAACAACTTACCATCTCCTGCAGAGAGATATGTAATAGTCCCTGTAGCATCTTTAAATTCCAATAAGGTTTTTAAATAAGCTGTATCTGACATTGTGTCATTATCTGTAGTAACATTAAGCCAACCACGCCTACTGCCTAATCGCCCATACTTATCTATAATGCAATTATTAGCTTCTGTTGCATAACCTGCTTCTAAAGACACTTCACTCTCTTGGGTGTTTATTCCAAAGAATCCAGGTGCATTTAAAGCAAGGGGACGTAATTGTCCACTCATACAAAGCTCCAAATAGTCTCATCAGGGCGATTACCAGCATCAAACGCAATAAGGTCAGATGCAATTCTTTGATAACGAGCCTCTTGCTCTGTATATCCACCATCATCTCCACGCTCAGAGATAGCCCTTGCTAAAGCACCTTCAATTACAATTTGATAAGGCACTTGGATAATGTCTGCATTATCATCTAAGTCTACTTGAGGATTAACAGCATTAAACCGCACTTCCTGTACTGAGTTAGGAACTGGATATAAATCCACTTTACTATAGCCGTCTATAGAGTAGCCATTAAGATTATAGTAAGAAGGCTCTCCATACACTAAAGGAGTAATTAAAAACTCCTTGTCAAACCATTTAGTAGTTTGGTAGCTTAGTGCATAGTTAGAAGTGTCATTGATAACGTCTATAAGACGAGTACGAACCCCATAGCTAGTTAAAGTGTAGTTAGAGGCACTTGCTACTGTAGTAACAGTTACAGTAGTACGCAGGGCAGACCATGCCCAAGAGTCTTCAACCTCACGCTTTACTACGTTTACTAATTCACCAATAAGCTTACTATAAGGAGTATCTTGTACAGAGGTAACCTCGTTTTCACGTAATCTTATCAAAACTTTGTTGACAATTTCTAAATAGGTCATTTAAATCCTTAGTGTATGTGAATAGTATAACATAATATTATTAAAAAGTCAATCATTTTCTGTGTACTTTTTTAACTTTCTCCATAGTACGTAGTCCACCTAAGCCAAGCATACCACCTAGCAATGTAATTAGTGAGCCTAAATCTAGCACTGGAGGTGCTGCAATAGTAAAAATAGTTGAAGTCCAAGCTAACAGTGGTTGTAAAAAGAAGCTGTAGGTAAGCCCAAATACACATACCCATCCAACAGCAGGTCTCCAACCAGAGACAAATAAACTAGCGTTCTTTGCTTCTTCTTGATTAATTGCTATCTGTCCAAGAGAGAGTTGTAACTCCGCCTCAAGCTGTTTAAACTCCCCTTGCATCTGTAGTGTCTGCAGCTCTGCTTTAGCCTTAGCAGCATCACCTGCATCAGGGAAAACCTTATCAATAATCGTGCCAATTGCAGGGATTAATAGATTAAACATTGTTAATTCCTTTACTATAATTAACTCTACCATTTACTCTAGAAGCGGTTAAGTCTTGCTGCCTATTCTTAGGGTCAAATGAGATGTGTACCCACCGACCAAACTCATGAATGAGCTGGTCATACTTAATGTTTGACTCTTGTAACAGTTTGCAGATTTCATAAGGAGTGCCATAGCTACTACATACAAAGTCAATTGCATACCCAGTAGTATGAGAGCTAGTGCCACTACCTCCTACAAGCATATTTACTACTTTATTGCGGTAACCACTTGATATATAAACTGGCTGATTACCTACCAACTCTCTAACAACTTCCATATTCGCAGCAGTTGTCTTTAGGTTATTTAAATGCTCTGGAGTAGGGTTGTTGTCAATGCCCTTACGAGTTGCCGTTTGAGACACTGTAAGTTCATCAAGTGAGAAGTGCTTAGTGAGATTCATGTGTTTTTTCCATTTGCTTGTAATGTGCTATTCTGTCTTTTCTTTCTAGCATTTTAAACACCCATGATACAATTAAACCTATAATAGCCACTACTGCACCAGCTATCGCTGCAAACTCATTAGCAGTAAGACCAAATAACACTGCTGCTCCTGAACCTCCATAAGTGGCGGTGTTAGCAAGAGAGGTAATTGATTCGTGAGCTGTTGTCATTTGTTTGTTTTTTCTTTAATTGTTATTGATGGGAATCATGACTGTCTAACCTTTTGGATATTTAGTCTTAACCGCAGTAATAGCATCATCAAGAGTAGTAGTACCATTCTGTCTGTCCCAGTAAGCCATGTCAGCTTGTTCAGTTAAAGATGGGTATGCTTTTGCACGGTCTCGTGAGTATTGTTTGCTATCGTACTCTACCTCTAACTCCTTAGTTTTCTTGGTTATCTCAACCATCTGTTCAGTAGTTACTTTGCCAGTAGATATGTAGATGTCACTGCTACCAACTTCTTGAGAGCAATCACCATATAACTCTGATGTAGCCTTTAATAAATCTAACATATTATGCCCCTATCTCTGTTACAATAATTTCGCTTGAGCCTACTTCAAAACCAGTCGTAGGCGCACTTACACATCTGTTTAGATAAAGTGTTTTTGATGTGGCTGATGAAATGGCTAGTGCAAAAGTTATGGTAGTACCTACCACTGAGGATGTTGAAACTAAAGTTGATAGTGTTAGTATTTCAGGGGTTGAGCTGTTATTTTGAGCACCGCCATAAGTTTGTGCAGCCATACTCAACCCAGCATAAGATAAAGCAGACCCTCCTATATTAACCCTAGTACCATCTTGTAAAATGTTGTAAACGTTACCTTCAGCGTTTGCACTCTCCCCAAACTGCCTAGCTTGAATTAAGAACTTGCTATTAGCTCCTCTGGGAACAACATCAATAGTTAGTCCAGTGACTACTACCTCAGTGGTTGCTGTCAGTGCTTGAGTCCCTTGGGCTGTGGTCAGTACACTCACAGTTTGTAGTACAGCCTTGCCTGAATCAAAGTTATCACTTCCTCTTATTTCACTAGCCATTAGACTAACCCTTCAACAATAGCCTTTAACTCATCTACACTCTTGTCATCAGCAGTGTTAGTCATATCTCTTAAAGTTTGTTTGCTGGCTATGATAGCTGATACATCACCATTAACTTCCACTGCTCGCGTGTACTCAACATCAAGTGCTTCTAACAAAGGCTTGCGGTATACGCGAATAGCATCCTTTGTAATCTCTGTTGCTTTAGTATTATTTACTGTAATCATTTTGTTTATTCCTTTTAGTTTCCAAATACTTGCACTACTACCAACTCAAGGTTGTCAGCTAAGTCTGCTGTCGAAAATGTATTTACATACATAGCTGTTGTAGTGTAACCAGTAGTTAAAGCCATCCTGTTGCGGGCAGCAGTGTTAGTTGTGGTAAGTGCCCCATTAGCTACCGCAGAATAATTAGCATCAGACATAGCCGTTAAAAACGAGATAGTGTAAAGACCAGTTCCTCTATCAGTAAGAGAGCTAATATTATAACTATCCCTAATAGCTACTGTGCCTTCACCATTGAAGTTGACCCATGCACGACACAACCTAGTCTCTACAGAATCCCCACCTAGAGTAGGGATAGCACCTGTACTTGTTTCAAAGTTATCTGATACGACTGAGCTAGTCATTACGCTTTTACCTTCCAGCTAGATACATCTGTTTCTTCCCAAGCATCTCTAAATGTTCTGTCAGAAGGCACATCATTAGCTTCTACAATCTTATACTTAGAGCCTACTGGTACATCCTTGATGCAGAACTCAGCCGTTGCGTTAGGTGCTGGAGCGATGACTCCAATAGAAGCCCCGTTGTCGTTTGTAATTAAAATTCTTTGTGTCATTTTATTTCCTTTTAGTTGGCTCATATTAATCTGTGAATACGGACATCATTACATGGGTATAGTCTGCTTCACCGTGACTAGATTCATGTTGAAAGCCTACCCATAGTTCTTGTCTTAATGTGGTTACGCCATCCATTGCGGGTTGGATGTGGGCTCTTTGTACCCCTGAGACACCGTCAGTTGACCCGTTAACACACCTATCAACACTAACTGCGTTAGAGAAGTTTATGTAATACTTACCAACACCATTATCAGTAATAGAACTGACATTGTAAGATGCTCTGATAGCAACTGTTCCTGTACCATTAAAGTTAACCCATGCCTTACAGACTTGTGCTGAATTAGTGTCTACAATCTCATCTGTGTTTAAAGTCACAGCCCCTTTTGATAGTGTGTCTACGACTAAATTGGAAGCCATTATGCTACCCCTCTATTTACTTTCATTAGATTACAATCCATCTGCCGTCAACCGTCACGGTATAAGTATCGGCAATTGTAATATCACCAATTGACATCCCATTTGTATTTGACGGTATGGTTATATCTTCATTAATAGTTTGTGCGTTTGTTCTAATAATGCTATCAGTACCTAGACTAGGACCACCACCTCCACCACCAATCGCTCCCCAAGCAGAACCATCATATCCTTCAAAAGAGGTATCAGTAGAGTTAAAGCGAAGGTTACCAGCACTAGGAGAGCCATTCCTTTCTCCTGTTGTTCCAGAAGGCATTACAGCACTTCCTGTAGCAGATGTTTTAGCTACATAATCTGTAGTGTCAAATGCTTTTACTTGAGCAAGATTAGTAACCTCACTATCCATTAAAGCCCCTGAAGAAGTGACGTTTGTAGTATCTGTCACATCTGCCAAAGCTTCTATGTTATCTAACTTAGTTTGGTCTGCTACTAAGAATGTACCTGTGGTAGCTTTTACTGCAGCAACATCAGCTAGCTCACTATCCATTAAAGCACCAGCAGCAGTTACGTTTGTTGCATCTGTTACATCGGCTAGGGCTTCAACACCATCTAACTTAGTACCATCTGTAGCAACATCCCTCCCATCAAATGTAGAGGAAGTAGTAATTGCCCCTGTCATTGTCCCACCAGTTGTTGGCAGAGCAGCATCAGCCACTGTACCCTGAGCAGCAGTGGCATAATCTGTAATAGGAGTTGTGGCAACAGTGCCTAATCCTAGTGTTGTTCGTTGTGCAGAGGCATCAGCATCATCTAACAATGCTTTACCAGCAGAGGTAATGTCTCCTCCTAGATTAGCAGTTTGTATTACACCATCTTTAACTACCCATGATAGTCCACCACTAGAGACAACTATATCACCCTTGTCCCCATCAATCTGATTAGGGTCTCCAGCAATACCCGCACCACCCGCACCACGATAAATTCCCATGACTATCCTTTGCTATATTTTTTAGCTACTACTTTCTTAGGAGTTTCTTCCACTACTTCAACATACTCTTCGTAGTCAGGGTGTGCTTGAGTAGTAACAATATCTACATGACTTGTAAACTCTACAACATTACCTGTTAATTTGCATTTGAATTTCATCTTATTCTCCTTTAATATTCTTATGTAAACTGAAACAATCTACATAAAAATAGCCCCTCCGAAGAAGGGCTAAAGTTGTTACGCTGGAACTGCTAGTGCATAAGCAGCATCGTCACGCATCTCTTTTACACCGTAAAGTGTATCAGCAGTATATAGAGTACCTAAGTATTCTTGTTTATACTGTGTTTGTGAACGAACGCTTTGTTGCTCTGCTAGAACTGCAGCATCTTTATGACCCATAAGGACAATACGTGATGTAGTAGTTGTAGGTGTATCAGCATTAGAAGAAACAAATACAGGGATGCCGTATAAGTTGCCAATCTCACCATTACGGATAGTATTACCACTACCAACTTCACCAACAAATGCTTGCTCTGTATAACGAGCAATACCCATTAATGTGTTGCGAGCTGAAGGTGG